GCGCAGGGCGTGCCGCTGTCCCGCGAGGGCGCCGAGGCGTGCAAGGTCGCATACGCCGGGGACAACCGCCACGAGATCGCCAGCGCGTCCGTGGACCTCGAAGTCTGTGCCCGCGTCGCCGATGCGGCCGCGGAAGCGGCTAGAATCTCCGCAAAGGCGGGCGCATGAGCAGGAGCGGGTTCGCCTTTGACACCGCCGCGCTCGATGCAGAGATCGCTCGGATCGCGCCGGACCTTGCCGACGCCCCCGAACGTGTGCGGTCGTTCCTCACGAGCGTGCAGGTCATGCTCACGGGGTCTGGCCTGGAGGCGGCCCGTCATGCGGAGATCGTGGCCCGGGACGCGCGCGGCGTGGCGCTGCTCAACGAGCAATACCGGCGCACGCGGGAAGAGCTGGCAACAGGCAGTGCACAGAAACGAATCTGTCTCGTCGATTCGGTCGCGGGATAAGCGGTCTCGCGACATTGGCTAGTACGGACGGGCTGGCCCCGTCCGGGAAAGAGAACGACCATGGCCCCCACGACATACCGCACCTGCAACGCGACCCGGTGCGCCCACTGCGGCGCCGCGCCCCCGGGATTCAAGACGACCCCACGCCCCCTCTCCGGCGACGCCCTGCGCTGGTACTTCGGGGAGAGCGACGCGGCGCTGGGGGTCCGCTCGACGCACGGCGCCTTCGTGGACATGGCCATGTCGGGCATCCAGACCGGCGGCCGCTCGAACGGCGTCGAGGCCCACGCCGTCGAGGAACACCGCCTCGCCGCCGTCGCCAAGGCCCGGTGCATCAAGGCGCGCCTCGACCGCGTCAGCGCCGCCCACGAGACCGTCCTGCGCGCGCTCTACGGGCTCGACCACTGGACCACGGCCCCGGAGTTGGCGCCGGTCCGCGCGATGCTCCAGACCGCCCTCGGCGAGCTCGCGGACGTGGCCCCGATGACCCATGTCGCCCGAGAGCACGCGGCCCGCCGGCAGGCGCACCCGGTTCCCCCGCGGCACCCCAAGGAGCGCGCCCCGCAGCGCGGGAAACCCGTCAAGCCGAAGACGCCGTCCGAGATCGCCCGCGACCTCCTGCACGACGACCCCGCGCTCGCAGGGAGCCCCCGCGGCGCCGTGATCGCCGCCGCCGCCCGGGAGGACAAGACCGAGTTGCTCAAGATCCTCGCCGAGGCGCGGGCCATGGCCACGGCCGCCCGCACGTCCGCTGGCGTGGTGGAGCTCCAGCCATCGCGGAGGGTGCGGAGCGTCCAGCTCGGCGCCCGCCCAGCGCCGCCGGCCGAGGAGTACCTTGAGCACCAGCACGCGGAGGCGCTCGCCGGTGGCTGATGTGCGCGTTGAGGGGGAGAAAGACATCGCCGAGGTGACCCAGCGGTCCGTCGCGCAGGTACGTCGTGAGGTCGCGAGCTACCCCGATCCGCTCCCCGCCTGGAAGCTCCGTGGCGCCAAGGGACGCCTGTGGGGACTGCGGAGCCGGCTTGCGGCGTGGGCGCAGCGCCACCCGGCGGACGGCGCCCCCGTCTCCGGAGAGCTGGCCGTCGTCGAGGGCGGGGAGGCGATCGGCCGCGTCGTGCGCATCCGGCCTGGACGGCTCTGGCTGTTTCTGCCGTGGACGCAGCCGGGCAAGCTGTTGCTCGACCCGCTGCCGGTGTGGCGCGGGGACGACGGGTCGCTCCGGGCGTACCGCGAAGCACTGCACGATTGGCTCGACCGGCGGAGCGAGCACGCGGGGGCAGGAAAGGCCCCGACCGCCCGGCGATGGAAGAGCCGTCTCGTCACGGCAAAGAAGCGGACGAGCGGCAAGACAGCGCCGCGGGAAACGAGGTCGGCGGCATGAGCGGCAAGGCGTGTTGCGCCCTGGGGAAACGTCTCGGGCCGGTCCGGCTCGCGGCGCTGAACGACATCCTGCGGACCCCTGGCCATCGGAGCTTCGGCAAGCTGGCGACGGAGTTCGGCGAGAGCGACAAGAAGCCGATCGAGCGCCACAAGCATCGGTGCTTGAAGGTGGGCAACCCGGAGAAGAAGCCGCTCGTGCCGCCCCCCGAAGACCTCCCGGAGGTGCGCGTGTCCCAAGGGACAGAAGGGACAGATGTTGGGACAAATCCAGGTGTCCCAACCGGCTCCACTGATACGCGCCCGCGCGCGCCCGTGTCTGGCAAGCTCGCGAAAACGAAGGACGAAAAGGTGGCCCATGTCCTGGGACAAATGGCCGCCGGTGCGTTTGACCCAGACCGCGACATCGTCCTGCTCGCGAACGAGTGGGACATGGCGCCGGGATCGGTCGCGAACATCGTGGCCGAGGCCGCTCGATTCCGCCGGATCAACCGCGGGGACGTCACCCAGATCGCCGAGCTCGCGATGAGCTACTGGCGGCGCATCTACAACAACGCGCTCGACGCCGAGCCGGAGTTTCCAGACACGAAGAGCAAGCTCTTGGCGGTGGCCGCGCAGGCGCAGGCCGGGTGGGACAAGGCCTCGGGCCTCTACGACGACGCCATCAAGATCAACCTCAACCTCAGCGCGGACCCGGGATTCCAGGCGGCGGCTGTGCAGTTCGTGGAGACCGTGCAAGCGGTCCTTGCAGACGTGCCCGCGATCACCGCGCGGGTCGCTGCGCGCCTTGGCGTTGCCGTGCCCCAAGAGGTGATCGCCGCAGCGCTCTCCGAGGCGGATGCGCTGATCGCCGAGCGAATGAACCCGAGCGAGCCGCCGGCCATGCTCACCATGGGGACCACGGCATGATCTCGCAAGCCGCGGCGTTTTCCGCCATGGGCAAGCTCTATCGGCGAAAGAGCGAGGAGCGACGGGCGCAGGCGATGGAGGTGTCCCCCGCGATCGCCGTTGGACGCGCTCTCGGGCTCGATGGCCCTCTCACGCTGGAAGCCCTCATTACCCATCCAGAGCTCGGGGCCCTTGGGGCGTCGCCCCCGCAGCTCGCGCTCATTCGAGCTGCGGACGGATGCCCCGCAAACGACCTCCTCCCGCCGTCGCGAATGGAGTTCCACTTCGGGTGTGCGCGTCTCCCCGAGAACGACAACGGGCTGATCCGTACAGGCGAACGCCTTCCGTCGGGTCGCCCGCGCATCGTCTACCTGCGGACGGGCGTCCGCGCGGGCAAGACGCTGATCACGGTCCTCGCGCTCTTGTTTTCGGTGCTGACGTGCCGATTCCGCCGTCCGCCGAAGCCCGAACTTGGAGAGGTACCCGGGCCGGACGGTCTCGTGGGCGTGCGTCCCGGCGAGCTCGTGCGCGCCGTCATCGTGGCACCGAAACTCAAGCTCGCGCGCTCGCCGTTCCAACACCTGGTCGGCACGATGCAGTCGTCTCCGCGACTCTCCAAGCTGTTCGCCGAGGCGCCGAACAAGGAGTCCTGCATCATCCGCCGTCCCGACGGCAGGCAAATCTTGATCGAGCTCGTCGCGGCGGACGCGGGCGGCGCGGGTCTGCGTAGCACCTGGCTTGCCGGCGCCATGTTCGACGAGGCGGACTTCCACGATGACGCCGACGCCGCCGTCAACCTGAAGGACAACATCGACGCGTGCCGCCCGCGCATGTTGCCTGGTGCGCAGATCTGGGTTCCGTCGTCGCCATGGGCGGAGGGTTCCCCGTTCGACAAGCTGTTCACGGAGGCGTTCAAGGCCCCTCTCGCGCACGACGAACTGGCGTTCCACTCCGACAGCCTCTCGATGAATCCCACGCTCGACCGCGAGGAGATCGCGAGAGAGCGGAGGAAGAACCCCGACAACGCGGCCCGCGAGTACGACGCGGTCCCCTTCGGCGCCGGCTCGGAGGCGTTCTATCCGGAGGACGCGCTCTCCAAGAGCTTCACGCGCACGGAGGAGCACTACCGCAGCGACGACGGCGCGCGCATCGAGGTACTGGAGCCGGCGCCCCAACACGCGCACACCGCAGGCGGCGACATGGGATTTCGCAAGAACAGCAGCGCGCTCGCCATCTCGAGAACCGAGGGCGGCCGCGTGCGCCTCTCGTTCCGCCTGGAGCTCCGTCCGCAGAAGGGGGCGAGCCTCAAGCCTTCCGAGGTCACCCGCGAGTTCGCGTTCTGGTGCATGCGGTACGGAGTTCCGGCCATCGTGGGGGACCTGCATTACGCCGACGCGACACGGGAGGAACTGGCGAAGCTCACGCGAGCGCTGGAGCACCCCGAGAAGGCCGACGAGGAACAGCGGGCCTGGGTCGCGCGCGTGCAGGGGGATCGGTATGCGCGTGACGCGCGGGTGCCGGTGTACATCGAGCACAGCACGGACCAGAAGACGACCGCGGACACGCACACGGAGATGCGCCGGCGCATGCAAGAGGGGCAGTGCGAGCTTCCCGCCGACGAGCGCATGAAAGAGCAGGCGCGCGAGACGAAGAAGCGGGCGGCTGCGGGCGGACACATCCAGATCCTCTTGCCGAAGAAGGGGATGAGCCACGGCGACCTGTGGGGCGCGACGGTCATTGCCTGCGCACTGCCGCAGATCGAGGTGGTGCCGCCGCGCCCACGGCGAGCGAATGGGACAAGCCTTCGAGGCTTCGGCGACGAGGCGCCCACGGGCAATGACCGCGGCTTCGGCGATTGAGTGATTGTGACGTACGCAGTGGCCAATTGCCGCAATCGCAAGGCGAAACAGCGCGCGCACTGAGCGATCAAGGTGATTGTCAACGGGGGCCGAAAGACGCAGCCTTTTCCTACGCTCGCGGGTGCGACTGAGGTCCCCCGCTCGCTCCCTCCCCACACCAAACGGCTCGCTCTCCCCCGGCGGGCCGTTCCTTTTTCAGGAGCTCGCGCCCTATGGCTGCCGACGGTTACGGTGATCAGCTCGCTCGGTCTGTTTCCCAGCGCATCGGTCCTTCCGTCACGAACGAGGCCGCGCTTTCCAGCGTGCCCGCCTCGCAGAAGGTGAACGGCCGCGTCTTCCTCGCGAAGGCCGAGAACTCGCTCTGGCGGTGGAACTCGACGACAAGCGCGTTCGAGCGCATCGGCGGCAACAACATGGTGCGCTACGTGCGCGGCGTCGTCGCGTCGAACATCTCGGACCTCACCGCGTTCACCGTCGCGAGCAACGACGGAATCACGTACGTGGCCGGCGATCGCGTGCTGCTCGCCGCACAGTCGACCGCGGCACAGTGCGGCATCTACGTCGTCGGCACCGTCGCAGCCGGATCCGCGCCGCTCACCCGCGCGGCGGACATGCCCGCGGGGTACGCGCTCCCGCTGGGGTCGATCATCGAGGTCGGCCCCGAAGGCACGGTCTTCAAGAACAGCACCTGGAAGGCGACGGCCACCACCACGGGCGGCGCCGTCATCGGCACGAACGACCCCGCGTTCTACCCGCGCAACTTCCGCAAGACGGTCACGCTGTCCGCTGGCACCTACACGATCGGCGCCGGCGGTGGCAGCGAGCCGCTGTTCTTGCTCTCCACGACGGCCAGCACGGTGCACGCGACACGCGACACCGTCGGCGGCACCGTCACCACCACGATCATGTACGTCGCCCCGGTGGCGTCGCGCATCGCGGGCAAGGCCGGAACGGCGGCCGTCGAGGTGCGCAGCGCGGTCGCGGCGGGCACCATCCTCAACACCGACACCAGCACGGTCTCGGTCACGATCACGAACTGGTGATCGCCCCTCGATCCTGAACCATGGCTGACGGCGCCGCCCCGCGCGGCATTCTCTCCGGGCTCGCGGCGCGCGCCGCTGCGATCGTCCCGCAGATCCGCGCGGCGGCGTCGGGCCTCACGAGCAAGCCGAGTGCCGCGCAGGCGCCCCGGCCGCTCACGCAGCACTACCTCCGACCGGCCGCAAAGAAGCCGGACGAGGTGAGCGCGATCATGCGCCAGGCGGACACTGGGTACGTCTGGCAGCTCTGCGATCTCCTCGAGGACCAGCGAACGCGGGACTGCCACCTTCAGACGGTGTGCTCTCGGCGCGAGCGCGCGGTCGCAAATCTCCCTTGGCAGGTCATTCCGGCGAGCGATCGGCCACGCGACCTTCGCGTTGCCGCGTGGGTCGAGGACGTCCTCCGTGCCCTCGGCAACGAGCGTGTGGACGGCGAAGACCTCCGCGGGCTCTCCGACACCATCACGCACCTCAATGCGGGCACCATCCACGGTCACGGCGCCGTGGAGATGCTCTGGAAGCGGAATGGCCGCTATGTCGTGCCGGTCGGCTCAATGCCGATCGCGCCCCGCCGATTCATCTACGATCCGAGCGACGCGCGTCTGCGCTGGTTCGACGTGATGGGCGGGTCGTCCGAGAACCCGTACCCTGGCAAGGATCTCCTTCGGGACTTCGCGGAGGGTCGGTTCCTCGTGAACCGCCCGCGCATCAACGGTGCCGTCGGCTCGCGCGAGGGCTTGATCCGGGATCTCGTCTGGGCGTCCCTGTTCCGCACCTGGCTGATCGCCGATGGGCTGAAGCTCGCCGAGCTCGCGTGGAAGCCATACCGCCGCGGCGAGTATGGGAACAGCGCGGGCGAGGACGACATCGTCGATCTTGAAGCGGCACTCCAGCAGCTCACCTCGAACGGATGGACGACCTACAACAAGGACAAGGTCGGCATCATCATCGAGTACGCCAAGAACCGCACCGCGGGCGACGGTGGGCTCCACATGGCTTTCGCGCGGTTCCTCGGCGAGGAGATGAGCAAGGTCGCGACCGGCCACACGCTCACCGTCGAAGAAGGTAACCGCGGCACGGCGCGCACCGCTGGCACTGCCGAGAACGTCTCTGCCGAGGTCCGCGACATCGACGCTCGCGGCGACGAAAGCGTGATCCAGCGGCAGCTCGTCGCGCCGCTCGTCCGGTACAACTTCGGCAAGGTTCCTATCCCCACTTTCCGCTTCGTCACCGAGCAAGGCGGCGACGTCGAGACGATCGCGCTCGCGATCGAACGCATTCGTGGCAAGGGCGGCACGATTCCTCTGCCGCTGCGGTGGATCTGGCAGATCCTCGGCAGTCCTGAGCCCGACGAGGGAGAAGCGCTGCTCGGCGGCGGCGTGTGGACGCCCCCCGGCAAACAGACCACCGCGCCTCAGGCGCCAGCGAACGACACTGAGGGGCCTGACGTGAGCGAAAAGGCGATGGCCCGCATGGTCCGGATCTATGCGGTCGACGCTCTTCTCCGTGAGGCGGGTGTGCGCCTTCCAAAAGGCCACCAAGGAGTCGCGGCGTGAAGTCCGTTCGTCACCGCGATGGCCAGCCCGAAAGCCAGATCGAGGCGTTCGGGCTGCGCATCCACATCGACCGCCACGAGGGCACCGTTCTGGAGGGGACTGGCCCCGACGGCGTCCCGTACCGCGTCGAGCAACGTGTGCCGTACGGGTACCTCCCCGGCGTGAAAGGCGATGATGGCGAACCGTATGACGTCTACGTGGGCCCGGAGCGCACCGTGGACCGCGTCCACGTCGTGCGTCAGATGAAGGCCGGCAACGGCCGCTACGACGAGCAGAAGGCGATGCTCGGGTTCGCGAGCTCCGAAGCTGCGGAGGAGTGCTTCCGCGCGCACACCCACCCCCGGATGTTCGGGCGCATGGGCTCGCTGTCACTCGACGCGTTCCGCGCGCAGCTTGCGGCACACCCCGGTGGCGTGTTCCGCGCCGAAACCGACGAGGACGCGGACGAGCTTGCCGAGATGCAGGCTGCCGAGACGGAACTGCGCGAGGCCGGGCTCCTGCCCTGAAGGACTGCCATGCTGATTCCCATCGACCCAAGTCCGGCCACGATCTGCGCGGAGGGAGTCAACCTCCTCACGCCACTCGTGACACGCGGCACGGCGCTCGCCCTGTTCGTGCAACGCGCGCACTGGGCCACGCGCGGCGAAGCGTTCGGGCCATTCCATGCGCTCTTCGGCGAGGTCTACCAAGGTCTCGTGGAAGCGGTGGACGACATCGCTGAAGGAGCCGCCGCGCTGGGCGCTGCAGATTCGCTCGGCGCCGCGACGGAGATCCCGGTGCGCGAGCTTCCGTCCCTGGACGGACTCGAGCTCTGCGGTCCGATCGCCACAGGGCTGAAGGACTTCCTCGGCGCGGTCTATGCCGCGTACGCGCGGTGTGAGGAGATGGGCCTCGTCGCGGACGCGGGCATCCTGCAGGGCGTGGCCGTCGGCGTGCGCAAGCTGGGCTGGAAGGTCTTCTCGCACACCCTGAAGGCTCCGCCGCGTGGCTGACGAACCCACCAACTTCCCGAAGGCCGGCGACGACAAGCCGGTAAGCCTTCGGAATAGCGCCTATCCGCGCTTCGACTTCGCGTATGCACAAACGCTGAAGGAAAAATCCCCCGACGTCTGGGCGCTGGGCGGCAACATCCGGGGCAATCAGCAGTTCGAGCTCCTCTCCCGCGTGCTCCGTCAAGGCGGCAAGCCAGCCAATCGCGCCGAAGAAAAAGCCGTCCGACTGCGCGAGGCGTGGGCGGCGCGGCACTACGAAGATCATCAGGTCCCGGGCGTCGTCGCGCAGATCAAGTGGCTTGTCGTCGGGAAGCTCGGAGAAGAGAAGATGAAGGCGCTCATCAACGCCGAGAAGGAGAAGGATCGTGGACAAGGTCCAGGCGCAGAGGAGCGCGTCGCGCCTCCCGAATCGGCCGGAGACGGAGGGCATGCTGCACCGGATGGAATGCTCGTGCGGACTGCCGTCGTGCTCGGTGTGCGGCGCGAGCCTCGCCCGACCAAGGCCAACCAGGACCGCATGCTCGTCGTCGTCGACGCCGTCGCCAGCACCGAGGACATCGACTCCCACGACTCCATCCTCGCCTGCGACTGGGACCAAGACGGCCGACTGAAGCGGTACGAGTCGAACCCCGTTCTTCTGTGGCAGCACGGGCGGGACCCCGCGCAGCGGCCCGCGATCGGGCATGCGGAGAACGTGCGGTGTGAGCGCGCGAGCGCAGGCAAGGCACAAGGCGCCTACCGCGAGCCTGGCGGACCGCCTCCTCCTCTCACGGGGCGCGAGCTCCGGTTCTCCGCGGTGTTCGACGACACCACGGAGTTCGACCGGGAGATCGCCGCGAAGTTCGAGAAGGGCGTGCTGCGCGCGTTCTCCGTTGGCTGGAAGGCCGGCGAGGCCGACGTCCAGATCATCGACGGCAAGGAGATCGTCATCTTCAGCAAGAACGAGCTCCGAGAAATCTCGCCAGTGAACATCCCCTCCAACGCTTTCGCGCTCGCGGGCGGGGTCGGGCGCACGCAGCGCGCGATCACCGCGGCCGCGCGCGAGATGGCCCGAGCCGCGGGCGGCCCCGTGGCCATGTCCGAAGTCCTCGCACGTGTTGTCGCGTCCTCCCAAGAGCGCGCCGCCACGCCCAACCATCAGATCTCGCCGTCGGAGACGCCTGTCGCGTCCACCGCGCACGGCCCCGGAGACATCCCCATGACCCAGAAGATGATCGATCTGCCCGAAGGCGCCGTGCGCGCCGTGAAGGGTGGCGGCGGCACGTGCTCCGTCACCTGCCCCAACTGCGACAAGAGCTTCGACATGAGCATGAAGGCGCTGCCGATGCCCGAAGACAAGGCCGCCGAGCTGGCGCAGGCGCGCGCGGCGCTCACCGAGCAGACGGCGCTCGTCACCGCCGAGCAGAAGCGCGCCGAGGGCCTGGAGACGCGCCTCGCCGAGACCAGCGCGCGCCTCACCACGATGCTCCTCGACAGCGCCATTCGCGAGATCGATGCCCGCGTGGGCAAGAAGATCGAGCCGTCCGAGCGCGACGAGGAGATCGACCTCGCGCGCACGTTCCTCGCGGACACCACGCCGGATCCCGAGAGCCTGAACGCGGACAAGGTCCCGACGCGCACGCTCGGCCAGAAGAAGCTCGCAGCGCGCCTCGCGAAGATCGACGGCCGGCGCGACCTCGGCCTGCTCGGCCCCGCGATCACCACCACGACGACGCTCACCGAGCCCTCCACGCAGGTGCGCGCGATCACCGACACCACCGCGACCCCGGTCGCCACGAACGGCGGCTTCACCCGCGGCGGCGAGGCCGCGGCGTCCCTCCTCGACGAAGCTCCGGCGGCTGCCTGAGCGCTGACACCCACCACCTCCAACTTCAAGGATCACGACCATGGCAGTCCGTCCCCACGAGCGCATGGACCGCGCTCTCATCATGACGTTCACCGACGCCTCGCAGCCCGCCTTCACGAAGGGCACCGAGGTCAAGTTCAACGGCAGCGACACGCTGCTCGTCGCGACCAGCGGCAGCGACGCGGACGCGATCGGCATCATCACCCAGGCGAATGCGGCCGGCCGGCCGGCGAGCGTCGCGCTCTACGGCACGAACGGTATCGTCCCGGTCCTCGTCGGATCCGGGGGTGCCACGCGCGGCAAGCAGGCGGTGAATTCCAGCACCGGCTTCACCGACGCGGCGGCGAACGGCGGTGGCACGACCGCGCAGTACATCCGCGGGACGTTCATGCAGAGCGGCGTGCAGAACGACCTCGTCGGGCTGTACCTGGGTGCCAACCCCTCCAGCGTGAAGGCCTGATTCTTCGCGCGTCGCGCGGCCCCATCGCACGCGACGCCCCCCACTTCAACCGATCCAGCGGCCGTCGAGCGCGCGCCGCACGGGAGCTCTTTTCCATGAACGCGTATCTCGACATCCCCGACGCACACACCCAGTTCCGCGAGTACACGCCCGCCGACATCGGCCGGCTCCAGCGCACCATGCGCGCGCGGGAGTTCCTCGCGACGCAGGAGCGGTTCCACGGCGCGATCCAGACCTACGAACGCGTCGCGGCGGTCCTGCGCACGAACCCGCACGCGAAGATCAACGGCAAGGACCGCGAGGTCTACGACAAGATCGCCGAGGCGCAGCGCGCGCTCGTGCAGATGCGCGATGTCGCCGGCACGCCGCCGCACGTGGACGCCTCGCTGTCCACTCTGAGCATCCGGTTCCAGAACGAGGACTACATCGGCACGCAGATCATGCCGATCGCGACCGTACCGAAGCAGAGCGACAAATACTCGGTCTACTCGGACCGCGATTACCTCGCGTACCCGTCCGCGGACATCGGCCCTCGCGGCGAGGTCCAGCAGCTCTCCACGAACATCGACCAGTCGGCGAGCTACTTCTGCGCGGGCAAGGCGCTCGAAGAGCCGGTCGACATGGACAACATCTCGAACGCGGACGCCCCGCTCGATCTGCTCGGGAACGCGAACTACAAGGCGAACGACGGCCTGGAGTGGAACCGCGAGAAGGAGATCGCGTCCGTCCTCACGACCACGGCGAACTACGGCGCGAACTACAACACGCTCGCCGCCGGCTCCGAGTGGGATTCGGCCACCGGCGGCGAGCCCGTCAAGACGATCCAGGACGCAGTCGGCGCGTGCCTCGGCGGCCCCGGCCCGACGGAGCTCGTCGGCTGGTGCGGCTACAACGTCTACAAGGTCCTCGCCCGCCACCCCGAAGTGCGCGAGCTCTACAAGTACACCGGCTCGGGCCTCGCTTCGCCGCAGCTCCTCGCGGGCATCTTCGGCCTCGACAAGCTCCTCGTCGGCAAGGCGTGGCAGGACACCGCGAACATCGGCCAGACGATCTCGCTCGATCGCATCTGGGGCGAGTACTTCGGCGTGGCGCGCGTGTCGAAGATGCCGAAGAAGGACAACTACTCCTTCGGCTTCTGCTTCGACTGGGAGGGCAAGCAGACGGTGGTCACCTACGACCAGCGCAAGGGCCGCCGAGGCCAGTACATCGTGAAGGTGTCGGACGCGTGGGTGCCGAAGGTCGTGGCTGCGCGCGCGGGCTTCCTCATTGGCAACACCCTGTCCTGATCCAGATGGCCAGAACCAAGAAAGACGAGGTGGCGTCGAAGGCTTCCACAGCCCCGGCGCCGACTCTCACCGTCGGCACGGAGCTCCTTCGTGCCGAACCGCCCGCGCTCGGTGTCGTGCAGACCATCGAGGGCGACCGCGTCACGCTCCTTCTCGCGGAGGGAGGCGGCGAGATCGTCGTCGGGCTCGACGCGATCGATGTGGGCGCCGGAAGCTGGAGCGACGCGCCGATCCCGCCCATCGACTCGCAGGTGGAGGAAGCGCCGCCTTCGAAGCCGGTCGATCTCGTGACCGCGGATGTCCCTCGCGAGGATCCTCCCCAGGGGGTCGGCAAGGTCGACGCGGAGCCTTCCGTGGCCATCCCGGACACGCACGAGCTCGCCATGTGGGTCGGCCTCGGTCGGTTCTCGGGCGTGCTATACACCTACCCCGATGGCAAGGAACGGCCGTTCTGCGTCGGCCCCACGCTCGGGTACTTCCCGAAGACGTCGGTGGGCAAGCTGAAGGGTCAATTCGAGCGCCATCGGCCGAGCTCGGAGGGCACGTCTGCCCCCGCTGCTCCCAAGCTCTCCGCCGGCCATGTCCCCGTGGAAGGACACGTGCTCGCGCGCTGGACGGGCCTCGGCCGGTTCTCGGGCAGGTTCTACAGCTTCCCGGCTCGCGAAGAGCGGATGTACTGCGTCGGCCCGACGGTCGGCTTCTTCGACGAAGCCAGCGTGAAGAAGCTGGCCGGGCACTTCGAGAAGCTCTGACCCGTGCGCGTTCTCTACGCCGACTTCTCCCCGGGCTACGCCTGGGACGGGCGCGACCCGGAGGCGCTCGAAGCGGCGACGGCGACGCAGGCTTCCACGCGCACCGTCAACACGTTCGACGCGGCCGTGGTGACCGCCATGGACGCGCTCCCTCGCCGGGTCGCGCTTCTCGTGGGGGGCACCACGCCTGCGCACGCTCCGGCCTACGCCGACGTGACGGGCACCGTGGACGGCGTCACGGTGACCGAGCGCGTCTACCTGCCGACCACCTCGGCGGGGGCGCGTACCCGGGGCGCCGTGAGCTCGCGGAAGGCCTTCGCGGGGACAGACCTGTCGATCACCTATCCCGCTGGCTCCGGCACGGGCGGTATGGTCGCGATCGGTTTCGGGCTCGCCGAGAAGGTGGCCGACCTTCGCGCCGTGATCCCGATCGAGACGTGGCTGGAGGCCTTCCGCCTTCGGTCGCAGTCGTACATCCAGCTCGACACGATCGCGATCGACGAATTCGTAATCGGGGCCTCGGGCAAGATCGACGGCGCGCTCGGCGCTCCGAACGGCAACTACGTGGTGCCGTTCCCGCTGAAACACCTCGGCGACGTGGCGCGCATCACGCGCGACTTCGCGCTCTCCGAGGCCGGCAAGCTGCGGCCGAGCACGATCCAGGTCGATTACGTCGCGCTCCGAAAGGACGCGCTGGCGGACCTCGAGAAGTTGCGCGAGGCGCTCGCGGGAATCGGCGAGGCGCCCCCGGACCCCGCGAAGAACGTCGGCGGCAAGGTGGGAGCAATCGGCGACAACGCGGCCGAGGATCCGCCGCAAGGCTTCTTCGACAACATGGGCGACTACGCGTGAGCCGCCCACACGTCACCGCCGGCGACGTCCCCTCCGCGCTCTTCCCCTCTGACAACGAGTTCGGGATCCCCGTTCTCGACGTCGAGAAGCAGGCGGAGATCATCGACGCCCCGGTCACACGATGGGGCCGCGAGACGCGCAAGAGCCGGATGCGCGGCACGTGGCACTTCTACACGGACGACTATCGGTTCTCGGCGCTCTGGGCGCGCCCACAGGACCTCGTGAACAGCGGCTGCGTCTCGGCGATCGAGTGCAACTTCTCGGTCCACGCGCAGACGCCCCGCGCCGTCGCGATCTACCGCACGTTCCAGAAGCGTTACCTCGCGCGGCTCTGGCAGGCCCACGGCGTGCGCATCGTGGTGGACCTCAACGTCGCCACGGAGCACGCGATGGCGGCGGAGCGAGCGGGCTGCGTGCCCACGTTCCTCGTGTACGGCGGCGGCAAGGCCGTGCGCGCGCACACCGAGCGGCGCGGGTGGATCTGGATTCCTGAGGAGGCCGACAGGCGAAGGGCATGGGTCGCGGATCTGGAGCTGGGGGCGGTGGCGGCGGCGGGCGGGGCCGCGCTCCGCTTGAAGCCATCCCCACCCGGACAGGGACCTACCGCCTAGCTCTTTCGGCGCTCGACGACGCCACCGGACCACGCTTCGGCCCGAACGGCGTCGGGTTCGACCAAGGGCGCCTCGATCGGGTCAAGGCCGAGCACGTGAGCGGCAAACAGATGGTGCCGATTCGCGTCGTGGTGCAGCCGAGCGGCCGCGTGCTTGTGGCCGACGGCCAACACCGACTCCAGGCAGCTCGGGCGCGCGGCGACAAGTGGATCGACGCGCGCGTCGAGATCGTTCGCGGTCGAGGATGATCATGAAAGAGCTCGAGGTCGCGCTGGAGGACGCAGAGGCGCTCGACGCCAAGATCGTCGGCGGGCTCCAGCGTGTCGTCGGTCACGCGGTGACCACGTCCACGGCGAAGGCCCGCAGCGAGCACCGCTGGCAGGACCGCACCGGCGCGACGCGCAACAGCATCGTCGGCCAGGTCACCGACACCGGCAAGGGCGCGGAGGGCCGCGTCGATGTCGGCGAGAACGCGGCGCGACTCGCGACCGGGACGGCGCCACACGTCATCACCGCGGGCGAGCGCAAGGTCTCCGGCGGGCGCGACGCCGCGGGCCGGTTCCTGAAGGGCTCCACGCGTCCCGGGATGCTCCGCTTCCAGGTGGGCGGCCAGACCGTGTTCGCTCGCTCCGTGAACCACCCCGGCACGAGGCCAGACCCCTACCTCGACCAGGCTGCCGAAGCGGCCGGCGAGGATCTCTTCGCGGCGACCGAGCAGATGCTCGACGAGTTGCTGGACGGCTGAGTGGACGCGGCGGGATTCGAACCCGCATGCCCGCTGTTGCGGGACCCCAGTCGCTTTCGCGTTCTCGGGGGGCTTTGCCGACCTTCAGCCCATGTCGCGCCCGTGAGGTGGAGTTCATAGCATGAGCGACGCGATCGGCATCCTTTCTCTGCCGGTGACGGCGCCGGTTATTGCGCCGCCGCACGAGCGCACGCTGGCCCCCGGCGATCCGGCGCTCGTCCAGATTGGCAGTTTCCTCGCCACCGTGCTCCAGGCCGACTGCGGCGCCGCGTGGGAGGCCCTCGACCCCGGCCGGCGCGACGAGCCCGGTGCAGTAGATGGCACGCGCACAGGCACCAACGTCGTCCGCCGCGTCCTCTTCTCCGATCCACGTCTCGGGTACTTCGAGCCGCAGGACCTCCCCGCGCTGTTCGTGTGGCGCGCTCCCAAGGGCGATCATCGTCGGTTCAAGGCGGACTCCTACCGCCGGTACTGGTCTGTAATGGTCGCGTGGCTTCCGCCGCCGACCGAGGCTGACCCGCAGCGGCGCGAGCGCGACACCTTCGCCGCGGCGATCGTGAGCAGTCTTCACCGGGCGATCGTCTTCGGGCGACACAAGGCCTGGATCCGAGACACGGACCTTGCGGCGCCGACCGGCCTGCTCGCGGATCCCGTCGCGACGACCACGAGCGAGCAGACGATCACGACCTTCGACGGCACGCTCACGCTGCCGCTCGCGCCCGGTCGACCACTCCAAATCTCGACCGCGAGCGCGACCAACGCCTACAACACCACGGATCCGATTCTGGTCACAGGCGGACTCGACGGCGGCGGCACGCACACGGACAAGATCTACCTCACCGACCCCAACGGCGGAGAGACGGTGGTCGGAACGTGGTCGTTCACCGAGCCGACCGAGGTGGTGATTCCGGCACAACTGGCCACCACGGGCGCGCTCACGTTCGGCTTCTACGACTCCTTCGATGTGCGGCTCGGGAGCCTTGTGCAGCGCGCGGCCGGCCTCACGCAATTCCGCCTGACGAGCATCGCGACCGCGCCGATCCGCGTCGCTCAGCCGAACGCCGATCCGCAGATGTTCGTCGCGGCCGAGTGCACGATCGAGACGGCCGAAGAGATTGAGATCGACCTCGACGAGCACGGCGAAGCGCTCGCGGATCCAGCCACTGCGCCCGGCCTCGATGCCGTGTTCGCGCAGGGCAACAACGACCCTTTCAATTCATTCAGCCTCTAGCCCCCCAAGGCCTCAATGAACAAGCCTGTGAAGCTGCGCGTGCGGCCGAACCCGTATTTCACGCTCGACGCCTTCGGTATGCCCGCAGGCCTCGTTTACGCCGACACGACCGTGAGCCGCCCCGGCTTCATCGGCGCGACGGTCACGAAGCGCGACGCCGACAACAAGGAAAACAAGGCGCGCGAGCCGATGTATCGCCGGCGCGAGTTGGTGATCGCGTACGCGAAGGGCGCGGTCGAGATCGTCAAGACGCCGCTCCACGTGGATGCCGTGCGCTCCGGCGCGCTCCTCGCCGAGGACAAGGAGACGGCGCGCGAGTGCCGCATCTGGTTCGTTGAGCCCGAAGAGGCGCTGAAGCAGGCGCAGAAGAAGGCGATCGTGGACTGGCGCGCTTCGCACGGTGAGGACCCGCCCTTCGACAAGTGGGCCGATGCCGTGAACCCGCCGCAGCCGGACAAGACCGCCGCGGCGCCCGAGGAGGAGCTGCTCGCGAGCCCCTTCCTGACCCCCGAGATGCTCGCCGCGCAGGCGACGAAAAGCGCGGCTCCCGCCGCTGAGGTGAAGTGATGGGCAATCCGATCGGCATGGTCTTCGAGCTGTCGCCGACCAACAAGCTCCCGCAGGTCGCGCTCAAGAGCGTCTTCGGCGTCTCGGCGACGGGCGCGGCGCAGATCCGGTATCTGCTCCTCGTCGGTGCCTGTGCGTCCGGCGGCGGCACGCTGACCGCGAACACCCAGGTCAAGGAGCTGGTCAACCCCGGCGACGAGGAGGCGCTCACCGGCGGCACCGGCAACGAGCTCTGGCGCATGGTCCAGATGGCCCGGCGCGCCGACCCGTACGCCAAGATCAAGATCGCCACCGTCTCGCAGTCGAGCACCGCGGCGGCGACGGCAACGGTCACCTTCGGCGGCTCGTGGACCGCGGCGAGTTCGGGCCCGCTGCTCTATCGGATCGGCGGCTGTCCGATCCAGGTGTCGATCCTCTCGACCGACACCGCGACGACCGCGGGCGACGCGCTCGTGGCCGCGATCACCGCAACGCCGGCGTGCCCGGTCACCGCGTCCAACAACGCGGGCGAGGTGACGCTCACCGCGAAGAGCTACGGCACGCGCGGCAACGACCTCATCGTCTGGCAGGACGTTTCGCTGAAGCCGTCGGGCCTCACGTCCACGCTCGCGGGCGGGGCCTCCGTTGCGTCCGGCGGCGTGCGGTTCACGGGCGGCACGGCGACGGAGGACGTCTCGACGTTGTTCAACACGACGCTCGACATGGAGTCCTTCTGGACGGGCGCGGCCGCGATCATCGACGCGACGAACCTCGCGCGCATGGAGACCGCGCTCGACACGCGCTGCGGGCCCACGAAGCGCCGGTTCGCGAACCTCGTGTTCGGCTCGACGAAGGCGTTCGCCTCGTCCACGTCGCTCGCCCAGACGACGCTCGACAACGTGCGCACGATGATGCTCGACGACGAGGAGGGCGAGACGCCCGGGGAGGAGCAGGCGGCCTTCGTCGCGGCGCTTCGCAACGCGATGGAACAGGAGAACCCGAACACGAAGTTCGACTTCTGGCCGGTCCCCTTCGTCCCGCAAGAGGCAGCCTCCAAGCGCAAGAGCGAGACGCGACAGATCGCGGCGCTCGACGTCGGGCTCACGCCGGTCGTCACGTACAACGGCGCGGTCACGATCCCGCGCTTCATCACGACGCGCTCGCTCAACAGCGCGGGCGCCGCGGACGACGGCACGATCGACGTCGGACAGGCGCGCACTCCGGACGTGATCAACGAGGAGATCGGTGCGCTGTGGCAGGGGTACACCGACGCGCTGGACCCGCGCGCGCACCACCACCTCCGCAACAACCCGGCCCCCGGCGAAGAGGCGGACATCCCCGCGGGCGTCACGTACCCGAAGGACTGGCAGCAACAGGTGCAGGCCTACATGAAGGGCCGCGAGGCCGCCGGGTGGGTCACCGAGGTCGATTCGCACCCGACCGTGGTCAACATGCATCCGACCGCGAGCACGCCCCGGTTCGTGCAGTACACGCCGGTCATCGTCGCGCCGCAAACCCACCAACTCGAGGGCACGATCGCGCAGACGAAGTTCGTCGCGACGTGAGGGATTGAACCATGGGACAGACCGCAAACGCGATCGTCAAGATCGACGGCATCAAGGTCGCCGAGATGACCCAGGCGACCGTGTCGAACAAGGCCAACGGTCAGCTCATCGTCACCGCCGACGATGTGATCAAGAGCCGCGGCAAGGCGACCGGCGAAGTGAAGTTCGACACGGTGTACGCCGTGGGCGGCTCGCGCTTCTCCGTGAACCGCGCCGTCGTCGAGCACACGTGGTGCACCGTCACCATGCAGCTCGACGGCGAGATGCTCGTGATCGAGGGCACGTTCGACGGCAGCGACACGAAGAGCGAGGTCGCGAAGGGCCAGACCGACGGCTCGCACAGCTTCTCTGGCGCCATCCGGGTGATCACGGCCTGATGGGCAAGTTCGCCGACATCCTCCCGCTCGTGCTGGAGGGCAACCGCGCGCGCGACCCCGCTCGCGTGACGTTGCTCGACGGCAAGACCGAGCTCGTGTGCGACCTCCGGCTCTTGATGCCAGAGGACGACGCCGAGATCGAGAAGGGCGCCGAGGAGTACGCGCGCGCGAAGGGCGTGAAGGAACCGCGGCCCGGCAACGGCCAGTACGAGCGCGGGCTCATGCTCCACGCGCTCCGTCTGGCCTGCGTCGACCCGGACGTAAAGGACCGCTTCGAGCCCTTCTTCGCGAACGTCGCCGAGATCGAGAAGCACCTCGAAGACGGGCGCATGGCGCTCCTGTTCTTCCAGCAGCGTGCGTTCCAGAAGAAGGTCAGCCCGAACCCCGGCCGCGACCAGAAGCCGGAAGACTTCCTGCGGCTCGTGTTCGAAAGCACGCTCGCGGAGGAGGAGGGGCGCGATCCCGCGCTCCCTTTCGTCGATTTGCCACGCGGCATGCTGATCGCTTTTTCGGTGCAAGCGGTACGCACGCTCTCCGCGCTCCCCCTTTTCTCGTCGCTGTCTGGATCGGAGAAGCGGGCCTCTGGGGAGAGTTCTACAAGTTCTGCGACGAGCTGAGGAAGCAGAAGATCATCCCGTGAAGGCTGCCGATCTCAAGCTCGCGAGCGAGCCGCCGCGCGTGCTCACGCTCGGCCCGCGCGCGTTCTCGTCGCGGTGGAAGGGCCGGCCGACGGAGCCCGTGCGGATCGGCCTGCGCATCGCGAGCGCCGAGGAGCGCCTCTCCGCGGGCGCGCAGGCGACGGCGCGCGCGTGCACGTTGCTCCCGCGCATCCCCGCCACGGACGTGCGCTGGAAGGCGACGTTCGAGGTGTGCTGGATCCACTACCTGCTCGGGATGGTGATGACCTCCCCGGGCGACGTGAACGCGCCCTGGAGCGACGCGCAGGACGGCACCGTGATGCTCGCCGACGCGGACCCGAGCGAGGGTGGCCCGGCGGCCGCGGTCTCGACGTGGTTCACGGACGAGGGCATCGCCCGCCTGTGGGACGAGTACGAGGCCCTCACGATCAAGCACTCCGAGGTGTGGCCCGAGCTCCCGCCCGACGCGGTGAAGCGGCTCGGAGAGCGTCTCGCAGACGGCTCGTTCTTCGCGAACCTCGATGCGGCCGCGCGCGAGGGCAACGGCGAAGCGCGTGACGTCGCCGCGCAGCTCCGGCGGCTCCTCTCGTACGTGGTCGACCTCCGCACGAACGGCCGGCAGAGCGCGGTGGATTGATGGCTGTCGAGCGCGAATACCGCGTCACGATCTCGGGCGTGCTCAGCCGCAGCACCGCGGCAGCGTTCGGCGAGATGATCGCGGACGCGACGCGCGCGAAGAAGAAGATCGACGAGATCCTCGGCGCGCCGAGCAAGGGCGTCGCGAGCGCCGCCAAGGCCGAAGGAAAGGCCCGCGTCGACGAGGCGCAGAAGGCGGCGCGCGAGCTGGAGCAGATCCGCGAGCGAGAGAACAACGCGATCCTCCGCGACGTCGAGAAGGTCGCGCGCGCGAAGGAAAAGGCGGCGCGCGAGGAGCAAGCGCTCCAGGAGAAGTTGGCCCGCGCGACGGCGGCGCGCAACCAGAAGATCGCGTCCGATGCGCTCGGGTACATGCGCAAGGCGGCTGGACAAGCTGCGCGCGTGGCCGGCGAGGTCGTGAGCGGCCTCGGCATCGACATGAGCCTCCAGGGGGGCGTGGCGAAGGCGGTGAACCTGGAGAAGATGGCCGTAGCCATCGTGAACGCAGGCAACCGCGGAAACGGCAGCGCGGCGCAGCGCAACACCGAGGTCACGTCGCTCCAGACCACCGCGCGCGACATCGCCGACAAGTACAAGATCGACGCGACGCAGGTGCTGAGCGGACTCGGTCAGTACCAGGCGCTGACGGGCGACCTCGACACCGCGAAGGCGGGGCTCGAAGGGCTCGCGCGCCTGTCGAAGGCGTTCAACGTCGACCTCGACAAGATGGTCGGCGCCGCGGGGCAAGTCGGCTCCGCGATCGGCGAGGTCGGCAAGGAGTTCGCGTCGCCCGAAGAGAAGGCGAACGCGATTCTGAACGTGCTGAAGCAGGCGACCGCGCAGGGCCAGGAGGGCGCGATCGAGATCTCGGACCTCGCCACGCAGTACGCCAAGCTCAAGGCGGCCGGCATGCGCTTCGAGGGCAACACCGGCGACAACATCTCGAAGATGTCGGCGCTCGCCCAGCTCGCCTATCAGACCGGCGGCGCGGGCAGTATCCGCGAGGCCTCGAACGCCGTCATGGGGTTCGTGAACACGCTGAACACGCCGGCGCGCCGCAAGGAGTTCAAGGCGCTCGGGATCGACCTCGAAAACGACAAGGGCCAATTCCTCGACCCGTACCAGTTGATCAAGCAGTCGCTCGCGAAAACCGGCGGCGACACCGAGAAGATGAACGCCCTGTTCAAGAACGTGGTCGGCTACAAGGCCGTCTCCTCGTTCGTCTCGGCGTACAAGGGCGCGGGCGGTGGCGAAGCGGGCATGAAGGCGGTCGACGCGCAGTTCGCGCGGTTCGGCGGCAAGGTGTCCGACGCGACGATCGAGGAGAACTTGAAGCGCGCGCTCGAAACGAAGGAGAGCAAGGCGCAGGAGTTCCAGAACCGGATCGACCGCATCACGTCGTACATGGCGGACCGGCTCATCCCGGCACTCGAAGGATTCGCAGGCCCCGCGGAGAAGGGCGGCAAGATGCTTGCAGAAATGGTCGCCTCCGCTGCGGAGCACCCGTGGGGCACGATCGCGACCGTGATCGCCACGAGCGTTGCCGCGTCGATCGCCAAGGCGGCCATCGGCGAGATGGCGGGCAAGGCGTTCGCGAGCGCGCTCGGCAGTCTTGGCCCTGGCGGCATCGCCGTGGGCGCCCTCGCGGCGACGGCGGTGACCGGGTACATCTACCTCAAGAAGTCCTTCGACGAAGGGCACGAGGGGCAGACGGCGGGCGTGGAGACGCAGCTCAAGGCGGGGAACGCCGGGAAGCTCGCGCGCGACGCGGCTGCGGGGCGCGTCTCGAAGGAAGAGGCGCTGAAGCAACTGGAGGCCACGTACGCAGCCGGCACCAAGCAGGTGAAGCTCGCGGAGAAGGGCGTCGGTTTCTTCGACTACATCAACCCCTTCGGCGACGCGACGAACAAGGAGCTGGGTGCCGCGCAAGAGCTCGCGGCGGGCGGCAAGGAAGGCGCGCAGGTCGGCGGCAAGACCGAGCTCGACGCGCTCAAGGCGAACCTGGTGGACGTCAAGACCGCGATCGAGTCGCTCAAGGCGCAGATGGCCGTGGACGCCCAGCAGACGAAGAAGGTCATGGTCGTGAACCAGGCGCCGGGAGCGCCCACGGCCGGCACCGTCGCGCAGTAGCCCCATGGCCGACATCTTCGAAGGCTTCAAAAAGCTCGCGTTCGGCGACATCGAGTTCCCGTACGTCTCGATCGCGATCAACGGCGCGCTGGATCACCACGTCCATCGCTACCTCCATCGTCCGGGCGCCGAGATCGAGAGCCTCGGACGGCGCGCGTACGAGATCCGCGTGGAGGCGCAGTTCCACACGGACATGCCCTCGTGGCCAGACCTCTACCCGGACCGGCTCTCGCAGCTCATCTCCCTGTGCGAGAGCGAGCAGACGTTCCCGCTCTACGTGCCGAACCTCGGCGGGGAGCTCCCGTGCAAGTGCACTGCGTGGCCGCGGACGCTGCTCGCGTCCGTGCGTTCTGGTGAGCGCGTCGAGTTCACGTTCCTGGAAGACTCGACCGAGCGGTACACGGCCGACAAGCTCATCACCTTCACGTCGACCACGATCGTGCCGAAGTACGACGCGGTCCGGTTCGAGGTGGAGAAGCTCGGTGACCCCGAGGCGATGTCCTGGCTCGACGCGGTGCTGACGGAGCTCGACAAGGTGCTCGCGGCGCAGGAGTCGATCGAGATGGTGGCCGACTACCAGCACGCCCGCGTGGACGGCCTCTTCGGTCGCGTGGGCCGCCTCGCGCGCGTCCCGTCGCTCCAGACGGCGGACGGTGCCGCGGCCCTGCGCGCGACGCTCGGGCTGTGGGGCACGGTCGGCACGCAGATGAACGACTCGCTCATCACGACGCGGCCGATCGCGGCGTACACGACCCCGCGCGACAAGATGAGCGTGCTCGACGTGTCGTTCGCGCTCTTCGGCGATCCGTCGCACGCGATGGAGATCCTCAACCTCAACGACCTCGACGACGCGCTCACGATCCGCGTCGGCACCGAGGTGCGCTACCTCGCCGCGTGACCGACCCCATCGACAAGGTCGACCTCCTCGTGAACGGCCGCGAGGTCGTGAACCTCAAGGAGTACGACGTGTCGTTCTCCTACTTCACGACGCCGAGCACGCTGAGTTTCACGCTCGGTTCGGGCATGACGGCGCTCGATCTCATGCGCATGGCCCCGCCCGGCTCGACGGTGGCGGTGCGCATCAACGGCGTCGTGCAGTGGGTCGGCTTCATCGACGGCCCCGAGCGCATCGGCACGGGCGCGACCGAGATCACGTTCACGGCGCGCGACGGGATGATGCAGCTCGTCAAGGCCTGCATCGAGCACGAGCGCACGTTCAACAACGTCACGCTCGAAGGGCTCGCGAAGGCCGCGATCGAGGGCGCGCTCGGGGATGGCATCGAGTACCAGCTTGCGGCCGACGCGGCGGCCTGGCGATCCGCGGTGACCGGGACGCCCATCGTCGACAAGGACACGGTCACCAAGACCTTCACGAGCGGGAAGATCATCGGCAGCGCGTACCCGCCGGAGCTCCGGGTCACGTCGACTGGCGAGGCGGCCGGCTCCCCGTACGCGCAAGACCTCGTGGCCGTTCGCACGGGCGTCACGGTGGTGTCGACCGAGCAGAAGAAGACGATCGCACGGGTCAAGGGCTTCAAGGCCGACAAGCCGATCAAGTGGGAGGTCGGCGAGACGTACCTCAGCGCGCTCAAGAAGGACACCGATCGCGCGGGCGTCTTCCTGCGCGCGGGCGTCGACCCCGACGGCGCGGACCCGTGGATCTTCGAGATCGGCGCGCCGAATGGCAAGCAGGTTGCCCAGTTCCTGATCCTCAACACGCGTGGCGAGAACGTCCCCGACAACGCCGTGCTCTGCGGCCCTCCGCAGATCCGGTACACGATGACCGGGCGGCATTCGGAGTACGTCGTGTACGGCCAGGCGGGCGGGGGCAAGGACGGCCGCAAGCCGGTCGTGGGGCGCTTCCTGGATCCCGAAGCGCTGTCGGGCATGCCACTCCCGGCGAAGCGCGTCGTGAAGGATGCGCAGGTCAAGAACCAGAAGCAAGCGGACTACCGCGCGCGGAAGCTCTGCGCCGAGGAGCGGCGCGCGAATCGATCTTTCGTGTTCCCGATCCCGCACCGGCACACCCTCCCGCGGTTCTCGAACCCGGCCGAGCGGATCATCCCAGTGCCCGATCTCGTGGGCCACGTGCGCGACGACGAGCACGGCATCGACGGCCCGATGTGGGTCGAGAAGGTGCGGCACCACAGCAGCGTCTCCGGCGGCACGTTCACGGAGATCACGATGATCGACCCGACGGACCTCGTGTTCGGCGACGACGAGATCACCGCGCCGCTCGCCCCGCGCGGCAAGAGCAAGACGGGCTGGAAGCACAAGCGATGACCGAGACCGACGTCCGGGGAATCGTGCTCGTCGAGCGCAAGAACGGCTTCTTGTACGCGCAGCCGCAGGCGTACGGCACGAAGGGCACCGAGACGAGCCGCGAGATGCTCCAGCCGTTCGGGCTCACGGGGCGGCCCCGCGGCGCGACGGACGGCACCGGCGCGAACGGCATCGTCCTCGCGATCGGCTCCGAGGCGTTCGTCCTCGCGACGACGGATCCGCGGTACGAAGCATCGCTGCCCGACCTCGGCGAGGGCGGCGCCGCGCTCTACGCGACCGCCTCGGTGAACGGTTCCGTCCAGACGCCGCACGTCGGCTTCTTCGGTGCCGGCGGCGACAAGGACGAGGGCACGCTCTACGCCTGGATCCCGACGGGCACGGGCGACGCGACGACGATCGAGGTGAGCCCCACGACGGGCAACGTCACGATCACGCACGCGACCGGCACGAAGGTGATCGTCAAGACGGACGGCGTCTACCTCGGCGACGAGGTGGGCGCGATGCCGCTGGTCAAGGACACGGCGTTTCAGGTGTGGGCGGCGTTGGTCGTGGGCGCGATCGGCTCGCTCGGCGTCACGATCGCAGGGCCGTCGGGCACGGCCACCACGAAGGTGAAGGGGGTGTGAGGGACACTGCATGAACGAACGAGAGAAACGCTTCTCCATGGTCCTCGGCAACAACGTGACGTGCTGCTCATGCACCACTCCGCTCCCACGCGGGACGCTCTGCCGGATGCGCCCCCTTCCGCCGCCTTCGCCAGGCTTTCAGGCGCAGTGCGGGCATTGCGCGGCGATCGAGCTTCTCCCGCTCTTCGACGCGGAGGACAAGGCCGCGCGCGCGCGTGTCGCAGCGGATGAAACCGCCACCGCATGAGCTTCGGCGCTGGCAGCACCCCCGCGGGCCTCGTCCCGGCCGGGTTCGACCCCGCTGGCACCGTCGGCGCCGCGCGCGACGTGACGCTCCCGCACGCGCTCTTCCTCGACCCCGCGACGATGGACTTCGCGGTCGACGCAGACGGCCGCTACGAGAGCGTCCACCCCGTCGATCACTGGGTGTTGATGCAGCTCGCGCTCGCGTCCGGCGGCACCCCCGCTGCGCCCTCCGTCGGCACCACGCTGCGGGACATCCAGATCGGCACGCGCGAGCAAATGACCATCGAGGCGCGCCGCATCGTCGCCAACGCGCTCGCGGAACGCGTCGCGACCGGGGACGTGATCCTCGTCTCGGTCGTCGCGTGGGCGAAGACGCCGAGCCGCGCGCACGTAGAGATCACCTACCAGAACACCCGCGCCCCTGACGCGGATCGCAACCGGACCGTGGTGCAATGACCGACATCTCCGAGGGGTTCTACACGCCGACGCGCGACGCGGTCGTAGCGGACGCGAAGAACTCGTGGACCGTCCGCAGCCTCGAAGCCGATCCCACGAAGGCCGTTGACACGGGCCCCGGCACGTTCCCGGCGGTCGTCGCGGAGGTGCTCGGCGACCTCTCGATGCCGCACTTCGCGAACGAGATCGCGATCGCCAAGGCGTCTCTCGTCCGGCAGACCTTCGGCACGCGGCTGGAGCGGCTCGCCGTCGAGAAACTCGGGGCCGAAGACGGCGCTCGCCAAAAAGCGATTGGCGCCTCCGGGTACATCGAGGCGACGCAGATCATCGCGGGCGGCGCGCACCTCGACACGACGGTCACGCTCACCGATCCGAAGACCGGGCTCCGCTTTCGCGTCCTCGAAGAGAACGACTACGTCGACGGATCACCGATCGCGATCATCGGCGTCGACACCGGCCCCGCGACGAACCTCGACTACGGCACCGTCCTGCAATTCGAGGCGCAGCCGCTCGGCGTGTCGTCGACGGCCACGGTGCTCTCGCAGAACGACGGCACGGGCACGCTCGTCGGTTTCTCGGGCGGGCGGGACGCGGAGACGGACACCGAGCTCCAAAACCGGATCATCGCCGAGCAATCCAACCCCAAGGCGGCCGGCAACGAGGCGCAGCTCGCGTTCGTGGCGCAGAAGACCGCGAACGTCGCCGTCGAGAAGGCCTTCGTTTACCCCGCATGGATGGGCCCCGGCTCGACGGCGGTGGCGTTCACGCTGCGCCCTGATGCGAGCGCGAGCCGGGTGCCCAACAGCGTGCAACGCGGCCTCGTGGAGGCGGACCTGCGCAGCGCGTTCGCGAAGGATTGGACGATCACGGTCCCAACGATCCTGACGCAGGACCTCGCGATCGCGCTCGGCGTGACGTGGATCGACCCCGCGCGCGGCTGGGTGGACAGCTCCCCGTGGCCTGCGTACCTCCCCGGTGATCCGATCCTCGTCTCGCAGGTGACGGGCTCGCTCGCCCTGCGCGCCACGACGGGCACGACCACCACAGCGCCGGCGGTGGGGCAGACGATCGCGCTCTACTCGCCGACCACCAAGAGCTTCAAGCGCAAGCGCATCTCCGCGGTCACGACGGTGGTCGCGGGCAAGTCGTGGGACCTGACGTTCACCGACGCGCTCGGCGCCTCCGAGAGCTTCACGCCGACGGTGGGGCAGATGATCTCCCCGTTCGCGCTGTCGCTGAACCGGCTGCCGGCAACGATGGTGGCGTACGCGCGATCGCTCGGCCCGGGCGAGATGTTCGCGTCGCTGCCGGACCCGGGCGGTCGTCGGAAGCGCTGGCCGTACAGCCCGAGCTCGTGGCCGTCGGTCGTCACGAACGAGGGCATCGTGGGCGCGGCGCGCGCGAGCGGCGCCGTGCAGGACGTCGAGGCGCTCCTCCCGGCGACGCCCTACGCGACCACGGTCGGCACGCCCGGCGTGAGCGTCTACCTCCTTCAATTCACCGACTTCGCGGCGTTCCCGCAGACGTGAGGCCCCATGGCTGGCGGCGTTTCCGACGGCGTTTACACGTACGATATCCCCCTCGTGGACGGCGGGCCCCGCGTGCCCGACGCGGAGGACCTCGGCGGTCTGGAGATCCAGGACGGCGATCCGCCTCCGCACAAGGGCGCCGAGCGCAGCGCGGACATGGACAACGTCCAGACGGCCACGCTCACCGGGCTCGCGCGGATGGGCTCGACGTGCCGCCTGTGGGTCGAGTGGTCCGGCGGCTCGCCCCTGATCGCGAACGTCGACTCGATGGGCACGCTCACCCCGCTGACGGACGGCAGCGCGTTCTCGTTCGACGTGAGCCACGGCACGGGAAACCTCGTGATCGAGTGGACGGACGGGACGCTCCCTCCGCAGAACCGCAAGCCGCGCGTGTGGCTCACCGATGACGCCGGCTTCGCGTACGCGAGCTACGGCCCGAACTTCGTGCAGATCCTCACGAGCGACACGAGCAACACGGCCGCGGACCTCAACTTCGCGGTGGACATCTTCGGGTGAAGTACTCCCTGTTCACGCCGAAAGGCCTCTACGCGAACCAGGGCGGCAAGCCGCTCGCGGAGGCGATCTACGAGACCGCGCTCAAGCTCTTCGCGAAGTACGGCGCGCGCGGCGGCTCGCTCAAGACGGACCCCGGCTCGCTCGTCGACCTCACCGCGTTCATGATCGCGATCACCTTCGCGCGGATCGCCGCCTCCCTGAACAAGGTCGACGGCGAGCGCTTTGCTGCAGGAGCCTACTACCTCCTCGCGCAGCTCGAAGCCGAGCACGGGCTCTCCCCGGGCGCCGACGACACGCTCAAGACGCGCCGCGCGGCCCTCGCCGCCGCCAAGCGCGCCCCCCAGGGCAACGCACCGGCCCCGCTCCAGCAACAGCTCGCGGACGAGCTCGGCGACGCCTTCCTGGGGCTCTACAGCCCGACGAGCGCGGAGGCCTCCATCTGGCCGGCGGACCTCGGTGACGCCCCACAGCTCCTCGCTGCCGAGAGCATCGAGCGGAAGATCGTGCGCATCACGGGCGCCGTCTCGACCGGGCTCGGCGCCTCGCAGGCGGTGCAGTACACGCGTGTCGATCCGGACCCGGGCAGCGGGCACACGCTCACGGTCGGCGATCGCCTCGTGGTCGAGCCGGAGATCCTCGGCCGCGCGGAGGTGGTGACGGTCGAAGCCGTGGGCACCGACGGAAGCGAGCTCACGTTCACGGCGACGTTCGAGCAGGCGCACGAGCCGGGCTGCGTCGCCACGCAGATGCCGTTCCCCGCGTGGACGTCGAGCCAGAAGACGATCCTCGTCGCGCTCTCCGCGGACGGCGCGGTGGACCCGGTGACGCGCGGCAAGGCGGACAAGCTCCTCGACCGGATCCTCTCGGGCGTGACGACGTGGGCGCTCTGCCCGACGAGCGGCGCCGGCACGATCGGCCCGTGGACGCTCGACGATCCGCTGTTCGGCCGACTCGATTGCAACCCCATGGACACGGTCTCGGTGACCTAATATGGCCCACAACAGCTATCCTGCGGGGACACCGGGCGGCACGGTCCCCTCGTTCTACGTGGTCCCGTCGACCGATTGGAAGACGGTCATTGACCAGTGTTACGCCTCGATCAATGGCGACGCGGGCGGGACGTGGGCGCCGCTCGCATTCATTACGATCGGCGGCGCCGGACTCCAGCTCACCGGCACCGGGCACCGCATCGCCGCAAGCGCGCGCCTCAACGTCGAGAGCACGGGCGAGATCCGGCTCAAGAACGGAGCGCTCCTCCTCGCGGACGGGAGCGCGGGCGACATCCGGCTGGAGGTCGACTCCAACGTCGCGAAGCTCACCGCGCAGACCGGATCGCTCATCACGCTGGACTTCGGCGGCGCGTTCGACGTGGCCGGCGGCGTCGCGGTCAAGAACACGGGCATCATCACGTGGGAGAGCAGCGGCTCGGCGATCTTCTCCAGCGGTGCGATTCTGACCGCGGCGTCCGGCTCCACGGTGAACCTGAGCGGCACGACGAACGTGCGCGGCGCCTTCGTCCTCAAGGCGTCCGGCGGGCCCGGCAGCTTCACGCAGGAGGCGGGCACCACCGCGCTCTTCCAGGGCGACACGGTGTTCTCGGGGGCGTCGTCGATCACCTACAACAGCGGCGCCGAGGTC